AAACTGACGCAGACCGCGCGATTTATTTAGATATCGCAGATTTTGCCGTACCCGTCCCCAACGCAGACGCACCCACTTTTTCAGGCATTTGGGATTTGCGATTTACCTTGATTCAACCAAATGGATTAACCATTGGCTTGGAATCAGCCGAACCTCGACTGATGGCAAGAACCTCTGATGTTTCAAGCCTCGCGCATGGTGACAGCTTAACGATTCAGTCAATCGGCTATGTCGTGCGAGGCATTGAGCCGGATAATCTGGGAATGACAACTTTGGTGATGGAGCGCAGTTAATGGCTCACGCTAGGCAAACCATCCGAGAAGCGGTTGCTACCACACTAACCGGACTTTCGACCACAGCCAGCAGAGTTTATCAAACGAGGTTTCACAGGCTAGCCCAGACAGATTTGCCGTGTCTGCTCATTTACACACTCGCGGAAACCGTTGAGCGATCTGCGATGACGGATGGAAAGAGCCTAGTCAGAAATCTTAATCTCAGAGTCGAAGGGGTAGCAGAAGCAACCAGCAATTTAGACGATACGCTCGACAACATAGGCGCAGAAGTCGAAGCGGCTTTAAATGAAACAAGCCCAGCGAGTGTCGAAGAACTGCTGCTTCAAAATGTAGAAATCAACATTTCGACAGAAGGCGAAAAACCCGTAGGAATGATTGCGATGGACTATCTGATCACCTATCGCCAGACGAGCGGCACACCGAGCGAAATTCTATGAAGATTATCAGAGGCAGAGAGAAAAAAGTTATTGAAGAGTCTCAATTTGAAGAGTTTAGCGCGGACGGGTGGAAAGCGCTAAAGCCGGAAGAATCACCGGCATTTTTTAACAGCCAACAAAAGGAAACGAAATGGCAGTTACAAAAGGATCAGCCGGAGTCATCAAATCCGGTGCAACAACAATCGGAGAAGTCAAAAGCTACTCCATCGACCAAACCGCCAACACCATCGACACAACGCAACTGAGTGATTCAGCTCAGACCTTTGTCGCTGGATTAACTAGTTTTTCAGGAAGTTGTGACGTCTTTTGGGACCCAGATGACACAGGCCAATCTTCAGTGGGCGTAGGCTCTAGTGTCACGCTGAATCTTTATCCAGAAGGAACCGCGACCTCTTCAACTTATTATTCCGGTTCAGTTGTCATTACCGGAGTGTCTCGAAGTGGTGCGATTGACGGAACTGTTGACGCAACAATCAGCTTCCAAGGAAGCGGAGCATTGGCAGAAACCACAGCCTAAAAGTAAATGACGGATATTTTATCACGAGCAAAAGCTCATTATCGCGATAGGCTTTCAGCACCTTTACAATATGTGGAAGTGCCTGAATGGCCTGACGAAAAAGGTGAACCCACGAAAATCTACTATCGTTCTTCAATGACGTTGAGCGAGCAGCAGGAGATTCTGGCTTTAAACCAGGCTGGCAAAGTGGGTGAAGCCTTGATTGCGACTCTCATCGCAAAAGCTTTGGACGAAGACGGCAAAAAACTCTTCAAGCTAGTCAATCGGCAAGAATTCATGCGACAGGTTGATTCTGAGGTTATTGCTCAGATTGTCTCGCAGATGAATCAGGACGAAGGACTGACGGACGAGCAGATTGAAAAAAACTGAGAGAGTCACCTGACCTTTTTATTGCGTTTCAACTTGCTGAAACACTTCACCAACCAATTCGGGAAGTCATGAGTTGGACGGTGGACGAAATTAGAGGTTGGGTGGCTTACTTTCAAATTCAGGCAGAAAAGCGAAAATCTAAGTAATGGCGAACAACACCACGATCACCATTTCAGCCGTAGACAAGACCCAAGCGGCTTTTAATTCAGTTGATCGTTCGCTGAAAAAATTACAAACCACTTCATCCGCAGTCGCTCGCTCTGTTGGTGGCCTGACAACTGCCTTGAATGCCGCAATCGCGGCTTTTGCCATTGATAAGCTGATTAAGTTTAGCGATGCAGCGGCAAACATTGATTCTCGCCTCAAGCTAGTCACCTCTTCAACGCAGGAACTCACCAGAGCACAATCGGCCCTATTCAAAATTGCCCAATCCACCGGAAACTCTTTTGAGTCAACGGTTGATCTCTACTCTCGACTTGCTCGCGCTACTGCCTCACTAGGCACTACAAACACCGACTTAGAACAAGTCACAAAAGCACTTTCTCAAGCAATCACAATTTCCGGCTCTAGTGCCGCAAGCGCTGAAGCCGCAATGATTCAACTGGGGCAAGGTTTTGCGGCTGGTGCATTGCGTGGCGAGGAACTGAATTCTGTTTTGGAACAAACGCCAAGAGTGGCGCGAGCCATCGCGGACGGTTTGGGAATCACGGTTGGACAATTAAAAGAATTCGGAAAGGAAGGCAAATTAACGGCAGAAGCCGTACTCAATGCGCTCAAATCACAAAGTGATGTTTTAGAGCAGGAATTTGGCAAGGTAAACCAAACGATTGCTCAAAGCTTCACGATTGTCAGCAATTCAGCGGTTCGTCTTGCTGGGGTTATCAACGAAGTGACAGGCGCGAACTCGTCGTTCGGCGGCGTTCTGCGTGACGTTGCCTCTGCGCTTGATGATATTCTTCGTGCAGACATTGCCTTCTATTTCGAAAATCTTTCGGCGATCGTCAAAGCGCTGATTGCGCCTTTTACGAATGTAATCGACAAGATTGGCGAAATGATAGGCGAAGGCGATTCTGTGATAGGATTTGCCAAGGTTTTTGCGGCAGTGAGATTAGCGGTTGAACTTCTTTCGGCTTCTCTGATTTTCCTCACAGATTTGATTTCTGGTTCTGTGATTGGCGTTGCCTTCCGAGCGCTTCAGGTGACGTTCAAAACCATTGTTTTGGACATTACGAATTTAATCGACAAAGTCATGCTTCTGGATGACGTCTTGAGCGTTGCAGCCGCAGCAGCTCAGACGTATAACCCATTTGCAGATGACGAGGAAGCCGCACAAGGCTTAATACAAGCTCAGAAAAATTTAGCTTCTGAATCTGACAAGGTTTATCAAAGCTATCTACAGCAGAAGAACGCGATTTCTGAAATTGATATTATTGGAAAATCAACAGTTCAGAACGCAAAGGATGTTTTTGCTCAAGGCAAAAAGAACATTCAGCAGGCTTTTGATAATTACACCAATGGCGTGAAAGCCTACGACATTGCAAGAAAACAGGAAAAGGTTGAGCGAGCGAAAACCGAAAGTCTACTGAATCAAAGTTCAGCCCTCAAAGAACAAAAGAAAACCAATCTTGAAAATACCAAGGCACTGAAAGAACAGGAAGCTTTAGCTCTCGCCAAACAAAAATTAGTTGAACTTGCGGCTTATGAAAAAATCAAAAAAGAAGTCGAAGAAATCACTCGCCAGTTAGAAATTCAGGAACAAGTCGAACTCGCCCAGGAAGCGCTGAAAAGAGCAGCCGCAGAAGAAAAGTCTCTGGCTCTTTTAGAAAAACAATCCAAGGTTGCGCTCGCAATCGTGGAAGCCCAAAAAGAAGCAAATAAAACGATCAGCGATAGAATTCAAGAAGGCGCACAAGGATTAGTTGCCAATGACACCTTCCAGCAAGTCACTGGCGCGGCTGGCGCTTCCGGCTCTAGGGCCGCGAATATCGCACAAATCACAGCACAGAAAGGGGTTGAACAAGGATTACTGGCGTTGGTGCTTTCCAATGAAAAAGTTCAGGAAGCATTAACCAAAGTCTTTGATGCTCTCTTTGCGCTCATTGACCCAATCATTGATTCATTAGTGCCAGTGATTGACGCCTTGATTCCCGTCATTGACGCAATCCGGCCTTTATTTGAAAAGCTGATTCCGGCTGTTGAAATCACTGCTGAACTGCTCGCCAAACTCATTAAACTGATTGGGCCACTTCTGACGCTGATTGTGAAACTGGTTGAAGCCTTCGAGGCACTTTACAGCATTCTTGTTTTCCTGACGGAGTTTGCCATCGACAGCATGGTCAAGGTAATTGAGCGTCTACCTCAAATGATTTTCGATTCAATCACTGGAGCCTTTACTGAGTTGCCCAATGCCATTGCGACGGCTATTAAAGACGTTTTGCCAGACTTTGGCAGCCAACTGACCGGAGGAGACAATTCAGTCATTGGCAAGGCGGTTGGTTTTGTTTCGAGTGGCGTTTCTTCAGTGGCTTCCGCTTTTGGCTTTAAGCAAGGCGGACTTGTCCCCAAGGCCGAAGCCGGAATGCTGGTAGGTGCTTCTCATTCAAGAGGTGGACAGCTTATTAATGCGGAAGGTGGCGAATACATTTTTAGTCGCAAAGCGGTTCAATCCTTGGGTGCAGGCCGCTTGAACGAGTTAAACAATGGCGTTGATCGATCCAATGTAGTCGTAAATATTTATGACGAAACCGGAAAGAAAATCAGAGAATACGATTCAGCGATACGAGTAGAAATTAAGGAGCGAGCTGCTCGAAACAACCAATTCCCAGCAGTGGCCTAATGTCTTTTCAAGTTGATATGGATCTGACTTCTGCGCCTTTCACAGACGCAGTCTACTATGTTTCAGATACGCCAAGCACTTGGAAAAATGACAGATTTTATCAACCTTATATTACTGCGCCCCCATTTATTGAATTGGGCGATTATGACGCAGGCTGGTTGAGCGTTAATGTTGGCAATCTTCAGCTAGTCAATCGTCCGAATGATTCTTCTCATCCGTTTTCTGGTGCGAATTACACAGCCTTACTAAGTTCACCAGCAACCGCGATTCCGGTGATTCTCAGGTACAACGGCAAGCAGTTACTCGACGGCACGGCCATTCTAAACAACCTAACGCCAGAGTCTCTTTCTTTTCAGTTGGAAGCCAAAGTCCAGCGAACAAACCTGTTGCGTTTGATTGTTGCGGAAACCAGTTCAAAGGCTGAACTCATTGAACTGAAAGACAATGGCGCTGGAAAAATCAGAATCACCACCGCAGCCTTACACAATTTTGGATTGGGCGAACAAGCATTCTTCCAAGGAATGTCGATAGTTGGGGAAGAACTCGAATACAACCCAAGTGATACTTCAACGCAATTCACAATTACAGACGTAACGGACACAACCTTTGATATTAACGTAGACGTTTCCACGATTGCCTATACCAACCCAAGCAGTGGGAATTATTCGTTTGATTCTGGAATCGAACTAACAACCAACGAAACTTTTTCAATCTCTCAAAGTCTGGAATCCATTTGCACGATCTCATCAGGAATCACGATTACTGTTGCTCAGTCCGTCATTTTGGCAATCCAAGGGGAAGCACAGCTACCGCAGACCTACTCTGTCAGTAGCGGAAACACAATCACGATAGTTTCAGGCTCAACCGTATCTGCTACCGGATTAAATGCCTATGACATAGGCAACGCTTCAGCAACAGACACCCAACTGCCTTTCGCCTTTGGCACAGTCACACTTCAAGAACCTGTTCCAATTCTCAATGCAGCAAAAACGCAGGTTGGCAATCCAAACCTCAAAACTACAAGCGCAGCGGTGCAGGATGATGGGCAAGACGAAGTGCTGAATGCTTCGCTGAGTTATGACTTCTACACTGTCCCAGACGGTGAGGTTCCGAGGTTTACTTTGCAGTCTGGCAGCTTGGAAGGTGAGGCTTCCATTTCAGGAATCAGCATTCACTTCGACACAATAAATGGGGATGAAAACGCCTATGATTTTTTTGGTTGGTTAGCGCAATCCATTGGGTATTCCTACGATTCCAGCCTAGCGAGTAATGCAAATAACGACGATAGAAAAGTATCAATTTTTGAGACCAATCAACAAAGGATTCTGGATTTTGCGGATCAAGTCGCCAAAGCGCTCAACATGCAATTTTATTTAGATGATGAGAATGACATTCTGCATTTGATTGATCGTGAGAATGTCCCAGGTACAGCGAGCCTGACGCTGGAGGATTACGAGATTTTAGCGAGTCAGATTGACTTACCAGCACCACTTTCTGGGCTTCTTTCTTCTAATAGTTATAATTTGGCAGTTGGCGCAGGTCTTGGCGCAAATCCTTATAAACTGCTCAAGG